CTAAAAACTTTTTTTGATGATAGTATTATGTTCATGTTTTGTTCTTTTTGTGATGTGCTTCTTTCCCTTGTTTTGTGATCACATTCTCAAACCCCTGTAAAACATGACTAATATGCACATTAAAGAATAAGTAATTCTTATAAAAACGTAATGTTATCAAGCATTTAATGATAGTAATGCTGTAAATCCTAGAAAACAAAAGCCTTTTGATGCCCCTGCATGAGCCACACCCCATCCATACGTTACGTATATATGTACAAACACACAGAAGGGCATTTTGAAACGGCTTTTTATATATACACAATGACAACCATTACAAGAAATGTTACAAACTGTAACAACTAGTAAAACAAATGTAGAACTATAGGGTGCGACATAATGTAACACTACATGAAATAACTACTTGACAGAAGTCGCGCAATAAGTATAACTACGTAGTAGTAGTAGTATGTTAAACATTTATGTTAAAACAATTAAAAAATGGTTAAAGACTAAAAATGTTTAACATAGGGCTAACGCAAGTCTTATGTATAACAATTTTTAATGGTATAAAACCTTTTTTATTTGTATTGACACTAATAACACATATGTGTTACACTACTCTTTATTAACTTTCCCTCTAAATTTGTATAATAAAGGCTTGACTTATATGTCAAAGCAAGTAAAACTATGTAATAATAGTAAAAGTAACCAGGATGATGTGTTAGGAAACTTTTATAGAGCTTTAGCATCTAATAACTCTAATGCGTTAAAGAACATACACATTCCAAGGTCTGATGTGTTCTACATACGTCAAGCTATCTTTAATGATACTGGCATTCTGTATACACTAGATCATGTAGAAAGAGCTATGTATCTCGAAGGTCACTTACACAGAAAAGATGTATTAGACCCAGACAGGAAAAGACCCTATGCGGATTAAACATATTGTAATAATGTTGTTATGTATAATGCCACTGAGTGGCTGTTTAGGTACAGGCTTTGTAGTCAGTAAACTAATAGGGGGTGGTAAGTCTAGTGGTCCTACAGTTAACGCTGATGTACAAGCAGGTAAGAACAACACTAAAGCTGTTGTATCTAACTCAGAGTCAACTGAAACTAAAGCTGGCGACAACGCTACAATAACTAATACTAAGAATGAAAACCAAGTACAAGCTGAAGGTAACGTAGATAGCATAAACGTTATGAACCAAGACATACCTTTGTGGATGATCTTGTTACTTGTACTAGGTTGGGTACTACCTTCCCCTATAGAGATATGGAGAGGTTTTCTTAAGACTATTACTTTAGGTAGATACCGTGGGTAGAACAACACCACCAAAAAAAGCTATACCAAAGACTACTACAGGTAAGAACGCTAACTACCGTAAGACTAGAGACGGTGCAGGTATGACCGCTAAAGGTGTTGCAGCGTATCGAGCTAAAAACCCAGGTAGTAAGTTAAAGACTGCTGTTACAGGTAAAGTTAAAAAGGGTGGTAAACTAGCAGCCAGACGAAAGTCGTACTGCGCTAGATCTTTAGGTCAACTAAAGAAAAGTTCAGCTAAGACTAGGAATGATCCTAACTCTAGAATAAGACAAGCTAGAAGACGGTGGAAGTGTTAACACACATAAGGAAGTAAGATGAGTATATTCACAGACAAGAAGAGCAGCCTAGAAGCTAAAGGCTTTGTAGTACAAGATGACAACACAGTTTTAGGACTTAACGGTCAACCCGAAGCAGGTATGGATGCCTACGGACAGGTATGGTTTAAAGATGAAGCTATAGAAGCTATATGTAATAAAGTAGAGGAAGAAGCTACACCCCAAGAATCCCTTGTAGCTGCTGACCCAGTTGAGACAGAACTAGTACGAGCTAGAAACGATAAAGGCCACTACATTAAAGATGACCCAGATACAGAAGTCAACGAAGCGTGGACTACTAAGGTCATTAAAAAGTTAAAGCCTAAGAAAAAGACTAAGTAGTGTCACCTAAGAAGCTACAAGTAGACAGTAAGTACGCTATGGCTGACACTGATGGTGACGGCATTATTACTGACGAAGAGATGGATCGCCACGAAAGGTGGATACGCCTAGAGAACGAAGATAAGCTAATGGACACACAGCGTATAATGGCGTGGCTGGCAATGTCTGTAACTATAGTAGCAGTTATAATATTGTTTACACCTATTGTAAGTGCAGAAAAAATGCAATCCGCTGCTAGTTTTTTAAATACTTTTATAGTAGCTCAATTAGGAGTAGTTGTAGGATTTATGGGTGCTACAGCTTTAAGTAAAACTAAATCTAAATAAAAAGGGTTAATAGTATGGCTATTAAAATGAGTGCAAATAGAGTATTAACAGGCCGTGAGTTAGCAGAAGCTAAACGCATGGAAAAACTAGAAAAGATTAGAGACGCTAAAAAAGCATCTTCATCAAAAGGTAGTGGTCTTAGAGTTACAAAAGTTTCTGGTAATAAAAAGTCAAAAGCAGTTAAGCCAAAGTTAACAGGTCGTGAGGCAGCAGAAGCTAAACAGATGGAAATGGCAGAAAAAGTTAGAAAAGACAGAAAAGCAGCTAAAGCTAAAAAAGCAGTGTCTAGTCCAACATCAGCTAGAAAAAGATCTAGTGTACCTATTAAAGCTAATTTAACTAGAAAAGAAAGTGCTGGTGTAGTTCCTAAGTTAGGTACTGCTAAACGTAAAGCAGATGCACTTAAAAGAAAAAAAGAAATGGACTCCTTAGAGAAAAAACTAAAAGGAATAGTGTCTAGTTTAAAAAATCCTGAGAAGACATTAACTGCTGCTGAAACTAGATTAATAAATAATAAAAACCAACCTTTAAGTACTTTTCAAATGCTTATAAAACAAATTAAAGACATGGCAAAAAGCAACATGAACATGGGCGGCATGATGAGTAAAAAGAAAATGGGTTATCTATCAGGCGGTCAAACTAAATTAGATAAAAACAAAGACGGTAAAATATCTGGTGCAGACTTTAAATTAATGAACAAAGGTGGTATGTATAAAAAAGGTAAATCAGGATATATGTATGGCGGCATGACTAAAAAGAAGAAAAAGTAATGTGGTTAGCTGCTATACTACATTGTGTTACTCTAGAGTCTACTACCTGTGACATTATGATTAGAACGGGTGGTACGTTTGACACTAAACCAGCCTGTGTAAAAAGTGTAACTAAAATGGGTGAACTATTAAGTAATGAAAAAATATATGTAGTAACGCATTGTTTTGAATTAAAAGCATTAGGGGAGTCTGTATAATGTTAAAGAATAAATGGGTTTGGATAGCTATAGTACTTATAATAGGCATAGGCATAGTAATTTACGGAACTAACACAGCAGTGTGTGAACCTCCGTGTATCTAATAGTAAATGAGTAAGGAACTAACAGCTCAACAAAAGTCTACTATAACTTGGCGATGGACGGCTCTTATAATTTACTTACTTATATGTTTTTATGACTTTATGTTTGTACCTATCTGGTACGGCATTAATAGACCAGATATATCACAGTTTATGGATATTATAAATTCTACTACAGAACCGATGGTTCAGATGGAGCTAATGAAAAAGCTCACAGGTCAACATAATCCTTTTACTCTTATGGGTGGTGGGTTGTTTCACTTAGCTTTTGGGGCCATACTTACTGGATCAGCTTTTGCTGGACATGAAAAGTAAACTACAAAAAAGCATATCGGGGTTGCAATAATAACATTTTTGTGATATAACTAAATATGATATAACTTCCTTAGTCATTAAAAAGGAGTTATACAAAATGATTAGACGACTAATTAACATATATAAAACATATACAGAAAACAGAACAGCATACTGGCAGCTAATGAATATGACAGAAAGAGAACTAAACGACTTAGGTATCTGTCGTGGTGACATTAAAAGATTAACAATAGGAGAATAACATGGCTTACATTAAACGATTAATAAGATCCTTACTTAATATGCCTTGTAGTTGTTGCGATAAATGTCAGTGTGGTAGCTAAGATGAAAGGTGTACCACATTATTTTCGTGACGGAACTGAGCATAAAGGCGGTATGCATAAAATGGCTGATGGCACATTGCATACAGGTAAAGCACACACTAAATCTAGTAAACGTTTGTATCACTTTAAAGACTTATCTAAAACGGCACAAGCTAAAGCTAGACCTAAAAAGAAAACAAAAAGGGTAAAAAAATAAAATGGCAGCACCTAAAGGACTATACGCAAACATTAATGCTAGAAAGAAAAAAGGCATTAGCAGAAAGAAAAAAGATAGCACCATAACAAAAAAAGCTTACGATAATATGCAAGCTGGGTTCCCTAAAGCTAACAAAGGTATGTACGTTAAAAAGAAGAAAAAATAACTATGGCTAGACAATTAACGGAAAACCAACAGAACTTCTTAGAGGTACTGTTCGATCAAGCAGCAGGTGATGTAGTCTTAGCTAAGAAGCTATCAGGCTACAGCGATAATACACCTACACGTATTATAGTTGAGTCGCTCAAAGAAGAGATACTAGACGCTACACGCTCCTATTTTGCTAGAACTGCGCCTCGTGCAGCTTTTGCGCTAGGTAACGCTGTGAACGACCCTACAGAGCTAGGCATAAAAGAGAAGATGGTTGCAGCTAAAGATGTGTTAGATAGGGCTGGTTTAATTAAGACTGATAAAGTAGACATACAAGCATCTAGTAGTGTATTTTATTTACCACCTAAAGAGGGTAACAATGAATAGAAACTATAAGAGTGAGTACAAAAACTACCAAGGCAAACCTTCACAGATAAAGAGACGTGCATCTCGCAACACTGCAAGAGCTAAGATGGTAGCTGGTGGTGTAGCTAAGAAAAATGACGGTAGAGATGTAGCTCATAAAAACAACAACCCACTAAACAACAGCCGTAAAAACCTTAAAATGACTACTAAAACATCAAATAGGTCTTTTCCTAGAACAAAAACAGCTAAAAGAAGAGTTACTTAACAGTTTTGTAAGAATATAAGATGTATTTACAAAAAGAATGGTTAGGATACTGGGAATTACCTAAACCTAACAAAGGTAAAGAGAAAGAATGGCACACTATAGCGCGTGTTAGTCGTACTGTACCTTTCGGTTATGAGTTAGATAAAGACAACGACAAGTTATTACAACCTATTGAGATACAATTAGAAGCATTAGAGCTTGCTAAACGCCATTTAAAACAATATGCTTACAGAGACGTAGCTATTTGGTTAACAAAACAAACAGGTCGTTATATTTCTGGTGAAGGTCTAAGAAAGCGAATAACAATTGAGCAAAAACGTAAACGAACAGCTTCAATTAAACGCAACCTTGCCAGAAGGCTCAAAGAAACGCTTGAAGAAATCCAAAAGCTCGAAGAAAAAGGTATCGGCAGCTACACTATCCAAGAAAAAATCACCTAAAGTAATACCAGCTACGCCTATAACACCTGAAATACCTGTAGAAGAGCTACAAAACGTAGTGTTTTCTCCTAACGCAGGACCACAAACAGATTTCTTATCTTCTTCAGAGCGAGAGGTATTATTTGGGGGCGCAGCAGGTGGTGGAAAAAGTTTTGCGATGCTTGCTGACCCCTTACACGGCCTAAATAACCCTAATTTTAGTGGTTTATTAGTCCGACACACGACAGAGGAACTACGTGAGCTTATACAGAAAAGCCAAGAGCTATATCCTAAAGCAATACCAGGAATTAAGTGGTCTGAACGAAAAAGTCAATGGATTTCCCCTAGAGGTGGTAGGCTCTGGATGTCTTACCTCGATAAAGACATGGATGTCATGCGTTATCAAGGTCAGGCTTTCAATTGGATTGGTTTTGACGAACTTACACAATGGAGTACTCCTTACGCTTGGAATTATATGAGATCCAGACTCAGGAGCGCACACTCTTCTGAGTTAGGTTTGTATATGAGAGCAACTACCAACCCAGGAGGTGCAGGACATCAATGGGTTAAGAAGATGTTTATAGATCCTAGCCCAGCTAAAGATCCTTTTTGGGCTACAGACATAGAGTCAGGCGATACAATAATATATCCTAAAGGGCATAGCCGTGAAGGAGAACCACTATTTAAACGTAGGTTTATACCTGCTAGTTTGTTTGATAATCCTTACTTGTCAGAGGGCGGTGACTACGAAGCGATGCTTCTCTCATTACCTGAACATCAACGTAAGCAACTACTAGAAGGTAACTGGGATGTAAACGAAGGTGCAGCATTCCCTGAGTTTAACCGTAACGTACACGTAGTAGATCCCTACACTATACCTAAGAGTTGGACTAGATTTAGAGCATGTGACTACGGATACGGAAGTTGGACTGGTGTAGTATGGATGGCTGTAACTCCAGCAGAACAATTAGTAGTATACAGAGAAATGTATGTCACTAAAGTTACAGCTACAGATTTAGCTGATATGATACTTGACGCAGAACAAGAAGATGGTACAATTAGATACGGTGTGTTAGACTCTTCACTGTGGCACAACAGAGGTGATACAGGTCCAAGTCTAGCTGAACAGATGAACATGAAGGGTTGCAGATGGCGACCCTCCGACAGAAGTAAAGGCTCTCGTGTATCAGGTAAAAACGAAATACATAGAAGGCTACAAGTAGACGAGTTTACAGAAGAACCAAGGTTAGTGTTTTTCTCTACTTGTACGAACACAATAGCGCAAGTACCTAGTTTACCTTTAGATAAACGTAACCCTGAAGATGTAGATACACACGCAGAAGACCACTTATACGATGCCTTACGATACGGTGTTATGACAAGACCAAGAAGTTCTTTATGGGATTTTAATCCTGCTACACAACGCTCTGGCTTTCAAGCGTCAGATACAACATTTGGATATTAACATATGGCTGAAGATGATCTAGATTATAACATTGAAAGTGACGAGTCTTCCTTTATAGAAGACATTAAAGATACGGAAGACCAAGAAGATTCTTCTGTAGGTAGAATATCTAACTTTGTTGAAGGTAAATTCAGTAAAGCAGAAGACGCTAGACAAAATGATGAGACACGCTGGTTACAAGCTTACAGAAACTACAGAGGTTTGTATGGCCCTGATGTACAATTTACTGACACAGAACGTTCTCGTGTATTCGTTAAAGTAACAAAGACTAAAACACTTGCAGCTTACGGGCAAGTAATTGATGTTTTATTTGGTAACTCTAAGTTCCCTCTTAGTGTAGACCCAACTAGTTTACCTGAAGGTGTAGCTGACACAGTACACTTTGAAGCTAACCCTAAAGCTGAAGAAGGTATGGATGCAATTAAGAAAGCATTTGATAGACCTACATTTTCTCCTGATAATGCACTAGAGCCAGGCGATACAATGGAGTCTATAAAAGATAGACTAGGTGCATTGCAAAACAAACTTGAACCTGTAGGTGATAAACTAATAGAAGGTCCAGGACCAACACCTACAAGTATTACTTTTCATCCTGCGTTAGTTGCAGCTAAGAAAATGCAGAAAAAGATACACGACCAGTTAGAAGAGTCAGGTGCTAATAAACAATTAAGATTAGCAGCATTTGAGTTAGCTTTGTTTGGTACAGGTATAATGAAAGGTCCGTTTGCTATATCTAAAGAGTACGCTAACTGGGATGAGGGCGGTGAATATAACCCTACAATTAAAACAGTACCGTCAACTAGTAATGTATCTATATGGAACTTCTACCCTGATCCTGATGCAGCTAACATGGATGAAGCTGAGTACGTAATTGAACGCCACAAAATGTCTCGCTCACAGATGAGAGCATTAAAAGACAGACCCTTCTTTAGGAAGAACGCTATAGACCTATCACTAAACATGGGTGAGTCCTACACTAAGAAGTGGTGGGAACAAACTATGGAAGAAGCAGAACACGGCTCACAAGCTGAACGCTACGAAGTATTAGAGTTCTGGGGTTTTGTAGATAGAGAGATACTAGAAGAACACGAAATAGATATACCTAAAGAGCTAAAAGACGCAGAGCAACTAAACGTAAACATATGGATATGTAATAACGAAGTACTACGTTTAGTTATGAACCCATTCAAGCCTTCCTATATTCCGTACTACGCTGTGCCGTATGAAGTATCACCATATAGTTTCTTTGGTGTAGGCATAGCTGAGAACATGGATGACACACAGACCTTGATGAATGGCTTTATGCGTATGGCGATAGATAACTCTGCGTTGTCAGGTAACTTAATCATAGAAGTAGACGAGACTAACTTAGTACCTGGGCAAGACCTAAGTGTATATCCAGGTAAAGTATTTAGACGGCAAGGCGGTGCGCCAGGACAAGCTATTTTCGGCACAAAGTTCCCTAATGTAGCCCAAGAGAATATGCAACTATTTGATAAAGCGAGGGTGTTAGCCGATGAAAGTACAGGGTTCCCGTCTTTCGCGCATGGGCAAACAGGTGTCTCTGGAGTGGGGAGAACTGCTTCTGGGATTTCTATGCTTATGTCTGCAGCTAATGGTTCTATACGAACTGTTATAAAGAACGTAGATGACTACTTGATTAACCCATTAGGTAAAGCATTCTTTAACTTTAATATGCAGTTCGACTACGACCCAGAGATAAAGGGTGACTTAGACGTTAAAGCGCAAGGTACTGAATCACTAATGGCTAACGAAGTACGTAGTCAACGTTTAATGCAGTTCCTACAAGTTGCACAGAACCCAACACTTGCTCCATTCGCTAAGATGGATTACATTATACGTGAGATAGCTATTAGTATGGACTTAGACCCAGACAAAGTGACTAACTCATTAGCTGACGCAGCAATACAAGCTGAGATACTTAAAGGCTTCACAGCCCCTCCTGAACCTGCTCCAGGACCTGAAGGTGGCGCACCTGCTACACCTAGCCCTGCTGGTGCTGCACCTACGGGTCAAGGCCCACAAGCTCCTGCAGATATGTCTGGTGGTGGTGGTGCTAACATAGGTATAGGCGGTGCTGCAGCTCCAGGTGAACAAGGCTTTAGTGGGAATGTACAGTAATGGGTAGTTTTGCTAGACTAGCTGCAAATGCATTAAGTGAGTTTATAGGTGGTGCAGATGATGTAGCCACTAAAGGCTCTGATGATCTTGTTGCTACATCTGTAAAAGCAGATAAAAAGGCAATAACTAAATCTAGTTTAAATGAAAAAACACAATATATGAGTTCCGATGATAGCTTTGTATCTAAACGTATTATAGAAAAACCAAAAGGAACAAAACCCTACGAAGAATTTGAAACAGGTTATGAAACTAAATTTCGTGTTTTAGACCCTGATGACCCTGATGTTTTATCCCATATAGCTAGAAAAAATGAAACATTTCCTAAGCGAGTACAAGAAGCTCTTTTTGCTTGGAACAAAAGAGAAGGTGGCATATCTTCTAAAGAACTAAGAAAAATACTTAAAGAAGAGGGTTGGGATGGTATGTTAGATTTAAGGCAGTTAGCAGCAGATGCAAAAAATGGTGCTACTGATTTACTCCCACCTAAGTCTTTTGACCCAAAACAAAAAGCCTTAAGGTTCGAGCTTAACAAAGGTGGCATAGTAAAAAAAGGACTAATGGCTAGATAATGACAGACAGTTACGTAGATAACATAATAGCACTCAAGAAAATAGTAAACGATAAATCTGTGTGGGTTGCTTTCGGTAAAACACTAGATGATAAAATAAATCAAGTACACGTTAAGATGGAGCAAGTTCAAGGTGAGGCAGATATATACAGGTGTCAGGGTGAGATATCTGCTTTACGTAAATTACAATATTTAAGGGATGAAATAAATGGCAGTAAGTGATCAAATGGAAATGGCTCTAAACGAGTCAGAGAGACAAGACCCAGTAAGCGGTAATGATGTACCTATGGGATCGCTTCCTGAAGAAGTAAGAGATGATGTACCAGCTATGCTGAGTGAGGGAGAATATGTAGTACCTGCTGATGTATTACGATTCTATGGTTTAAAGTTTTTTGAAGACTTGCGAACTGACGCTAAAGTACAAATAGCGCAGATGGCAGATGAAGGTCGCATAGGTGGGGAACCTATAGCTGGACCTGGACCTGCTGCACCAACCCCAGATCAACCTAATGGTTTAGATCTATCACCAGAAGATATGCAGAAGTTAGAGTCTGTACTACAAGCTAGTGAGGGTGGTGCAGTAGGTTTTCAGGATGGTGGCTTAAGTGATGTCTTAAAGGAGAACGAAGAAGGTGGATTACCTACTAAGAAGGTAGGCATGGATGTAGATAAAGATACAGATATGTTAATAGATCGTATTATGAACTCCGTCCAGAAAAACCCTATGATAAAAGAAAAGTTAGCCGCTAGAGGTATAGGCTTTATGAATGGTGGTGATGTACAAGGTTATTATCCAGGTGGTGCAGTTGACTATATAAATGTAGCAAAGAACTACAAACCTTCGTTTGACCCTTTTGATCCTGATTTTGGGTTAGGTATGTATTCTAGTGGCTTAATGAAACCTAAAACGGCTTCTGACATACAAGAACAAGCAGGAGTTTCTGCACCTAGACAAGAAGTAAAAAAGAGAAAAGAACAACCTGACGGACCAGATGATGATAAACGTGGAGGTCAAACAAAAAGTTTTTCTGAAATGACAGGTATGGAATTATCTGAATCTATAGAAAATTTTTCTAAATTTAAAGACATTCCTATAATAGGTAAATTTGTTGAATCTTTAATGATTAATCCTGCTAAAAAAGCATTAAAAGAACAAAATGCTAAATCTGGTACTAAGGTAATGGATATAGATGGTAAAAAAACATATACATCTACAAAAGGAATATCAAAATCAGCCCAAGAAAAAAATGCAGCAGACTTAGCAGAAGCAGATAACTACGGTGGTTTTACAGGTTCAGGTGCAGAAACTGGAGCAGAAAATTATAGTAGAACACAATATGGTGGATCGGGTGAAATAACAGGTCTTAGTAAAGGTGGTTTTATCTCACGCAGAAAGAAAACATAAGATTGACACAGTAATATAAATAAGGCAAAATAACAACTAGGCTACTCCGTAAAATTACGGACCCCATATAAGAAAAGGAAATACAATTATGCCAGAGCCAGAAGTAGTAGTAAAACCTAAAACAGCAGGTTTCGTAGATAGCAAACACAATAACGCTAATAAGAGACGCATCGAAGAAGAGCAAGCTGAAATAGATAAACTTACAGCAGCACCAGAAGGAGAAGAAGAAACTTCTACAGAAGAACCCGTAGAAGAAAAGGTAGAAGCTAAAAAGGAAGAAAACCTTAGCCCAGAAGAAAAGACTTACAAGAAAAGACACACAGATGCTCGTAAGTACATAAACGAACAAGACGCTAGGATTAAAGCTTTAGAACAACGTCTTAATAACCCTGATCCAGCAGCAGGTATAAGACCACCTAAGTCAGACGAAGATATAGGTGCGTGGGCAGAGAAGTACCCTGATGTAGCTGCAATAGTTGAAACTATAGCTGAGAAGAAAGCGCAAGAGAAGTTTAGCCAAGCAGAAGGTAGACTACAACGTATAGACGAGATAAACGCTGAAGCTGAACGAACTAAGGCTGAAACAGAAATACGTAAGGTTCACTCTGACTTTGATGAACTAAAAGCTAGTGATGCGTTTCACGACTGGGCAGATGTACAACCTAAGTGGGTTAAAGATGCCTTGTACGAAAACTCAGACGATCCAATGTCTGTTGTACGAGTTATAGACTTGTATAAAGTAGATAACGGCATGGATACTAGAGGTAAAAAGTCTAGTACTAAAGAAGCAGCCTCTGCTGTAGTATCTAAGCGTACAAGTTCAAGTCCAGACAAAGAAGGTGCTAACATTACATTTAAAGAATCAGACGTACAAAAAATGTCAACTAAAGAATTTGAAAGTAATGAAGAAGCAATTATGGCATCAATGAAAAACAAATCTTTTTACGATATATCGGGAGCAGCCCGTTAAACTAATTTAGTTATTGACAATGTGTTTTATTTGTATATAACTATACGAGATAAGTAACCAATAACTTTAAGACCCTTCAGATATGTAGCTACTCTTAAAGTTAGGTTATTTATAAAACCCAAGCCTATACTACTTACTAAGACTACCTGATAAGTATAAGCCCGTTAATTTTAGCTAGGCATAGTTACAGTTAATGCACCTTAGAAAACATCAGCCTCTTCGCGAAGTGTTACGCTTTTAACTCAAGCCAAACATCTTAATGGAGGATTTAATTATGGCTTTCACAACCGCAGCAGGTTATGGCAACTTACCGAATGGTAATTTTAGTGCTATAATCTATTCAAAAAAAGTACAGCTTGCATTCCGCAAGAGTACTGTTGTGGGCGATATAACTAACTCTGATTATATGGGGGAGATTAGTGGTCAAGGCGACACAGTCAAGATCATTAAAGAGCCAGAAATTTCAGTTAGTTCATATGCCCGTGGCACATCTGTTCAAGCGCAAGATCTTGACGATGAAGACTTCTCACTTGTAGTCGATAAAGCAAATTACTTTGCATTTAAAATGGACGACATTGAAGAAGCACATTCACACGTTAACTTCATGCAACTTGCAACGGATCGTGCTGCATACCGTTTATCTGATCAATATGACCAAGAAGTACTTGGTTACTTGTCAGGTTACAAACAGTCATCACTTAGTTCATCTGCCGATGCGGTAAATGCAACTACTAGTGGTACTGTTGCAGTAGCTTCTGCTGGCACAGACGAATTGTTGTCTAGTATGAAGTTAAACAAAGGTTCTTTTGGTAACATTACTACAAGTTCCGCAGGAGCGCACTCTATTCCGATTGCTGCTCGTCTACCTGGTGCAACTGCACTACCAACAGCGACTGCTTCACCTCTTATGGTAATCTCTCGCATGGCTCGTTTGCTTGATCAACAGCAAGTTGATACAGCAGGTCGTTGGTTAGTCATTGACCCAGTATTCATGGAAATCTTACGAGATGAGGATTCACGTCTTCATAACGCTGATTTCGGTGCGTCAGGAAGTATACGTAATGGTTTAGCAGTCAGCAATTTAGGCGGCTTCCGTGTATATGTTTCTAGTAACCTACCAGCAGTTGGCACAGGTCCAGGTACAACAGGTACTGCAAACCAACTTACTAACTTTGGTGTAATCGTAGCTGGTCACGACTCAGCTATAGCAACCGCAGAACAGATCAATAAAACAGAAACCTATCGAGATCCTGATAGNTTTGCTGATATTGTTCGTGGGATGCACTTGTACGGCAGAAAGATACTTCGTCCTGAAGCTATCACTGTTGCACAATNTAACGCAGCGTAAGGGAGGACTGACAAATGGCTACATATGCATCAAGNTTACAAGCAGTACACAGACCTTCTGCTCCTGCTCCATACTTAGTAAGTAATACTATTGATATTGCTGTAGAAAACACAAATAACGCTGCGGCNNTNGCTGCAAACGATATTTTGCAANTCTTCACAATACCANCAGATACNCTTATTATGGCTGCAGGTTACGAAGTTGAGGCTCTATTGACTGGAGAATCAAACGACACAACATTCAACTTAGGTATTACTACTGCCTCTACAGGTGGTATTGCTGCTGATGTTGATGAGTTCGTTGCGGCAATGGACACAGACGCTATGGCGGTTGGTTCCTATGCTACTATGATTCCTGGTGTGTTCCCGAACCTTACTGGTTCCACGGCAACAACAATGGATCTAGAACTTCAAGCAGCAGGTACAGCACCGACAGGTGGTAAGATTCGGGTATGGATGGTTCTTATGAACATAGATAATCCTGGGGATTATGACGCTAATGAAGTTGATAGAGATCTATTAGCTTAAATTACTATAATGAGGGGGCAGGGCAACTTGCCCCTTCTACTACATAGGAGCTATTATGGCTGAGACATATCTCACACTAACTAATAAAGTTATAACTAAATTAAATGAAGTTGTATTAACTTCTTCTAACTTTACATCAGCTAGAGGTATGCAAGTACAAGCTCAGAATGCTGTTAATGAAGCTATACGTTACATAAATCAAAGAGAACATAATTATCCATTTAATCATGCACTTGCTACACAGACACTAACAGCAGGTGTAGTATCTTATGCACTACCTACTTCTACTAAGACAGTAGATTACAATACATTCAGAGTAGTTAAAGACTCAGACTTAGGTAGTTCAGGTGGTAAACTAAAGATACTAAACTATAATGATTACATTGATAAGTATATCTCACAAGAAGATGAAATAGAAACTACTACATTAAGTACATCGCACACTGACTCTGTAACTACTATCACGGTAGCTAGTACATCAGGTTTTTCAGC